TAGAAATGGGTTTTACTAGAGCAAGAAGATATGCAAATCACAAAGACGGTAAAAAATATGATGATAATGGTAATGTCAAACCTCAAGAAAAAGATTGGGCAACAAGCATGAAAGCAAAGTCAGCACAAATATTTAAAAAAGCAAGAGACAAGGTTTGTAAAGATCCAATATATATTACAATGAGAAAAGAGTGGAGAGCAAACGAAAATGCCAACATATAGATTTTTTAATAAAAATACAAAAACAGAGTTTGAAGAATATATGACTATTTCACAAATGGAAAAGTTTACAAAAAAGAAACATATTGAACTATTGCCACCCACACAAATGAATATAGTTTCTAGTGTTGGTCAAATAGATAGTAAAACAGACAGTGGTTGGAAAGATCATTTAAACAGAATTGCAGAAAGACATCCCGAAAGTGAATTAGGTAAAAGATATAGAAGACAAGGTGTAAAAGAATCTAGAACAAAAGCAGTTCTAAACAAACATAGAAGAAGGGCAAAGAATAAATAATAATAGATAGACAACAGCACAATAGTAGGTATATCATATACTGGTAAACAGAATCCGAATTGTAAGCTGAGTTGTCACTCATATAAACGGTGAAAAAATTATGGTAAGTAAAAAGAAATTAAATATATCGTTAACAGAGTTAAATACGATAAAGCCAATAACCGAAAATCAAAAAGAGGTTTTTGCCTCTTATGAAAAAGGACAAAATCTTTTTCTATATGGTGTAGCAGGAACAGGTAAAACTTTTGTTGCATTATACAATGCTTTAAAAGATGTGTTGGATCCTAAATCACCTAGAGAACGAGTATATATTGTTCGCTCATTATTACCAACCAGAGATATAGGTTTCTTACCTGGTGATGAGGAGGACAAGTCGTATCTATATCAAGTACCATATCAAAATATGGTTAGATTTATGTTTCAAAGAGGCTCAGATGCTGAATTTGAAAGATTATATACAGATTTAAGAAATCAAGGCACGATAGATTTTTTATCAACAAGTTTCTTACGAGGTATTACGATTGACAATGGTGTAATCATTGTTGACGAATGCCAGAATCTAAACTTTCATGAGTTAGATACTATCATGACAAGGGTAGGTCAAAATACTAGAATTGTGTTTGCAGGCGATGTTCAGCAAACAGATTTAACAAAAACAAATGATAGAAATGGCATATTAGATTTTGTAAATATCATGCAGGCTATGAAAGAGGTAGATTGCATAGAATTTGATTTAGGTGATATTGTAAGAAGTGGTATGTTAAAAAGTTATCTAATAGAAAAAATAAAGGCAGGATTACACTACAATGAGTAACAAATTTTCAGAAGCACTAAAAGTCATATTGCACCATGAGGGTGGATATGTAAATCATCCAAAAGACCCAGGTGGCATGACAAATATGGGTGTCACAAAAAGAGTTTATGAGGAATGGGTAGGATACTCTGTATCAGAAAATACAATGCAAAATTTAAAAGAAGAAGATGTCGCACCAATTTACAAAAAGAATTATTGGGACAGAGTAAAAGGTGATGATCTACCAGAAGGTTTAGATTTATGTATCTTTGACTTTGCTGTCAATGCTGGTCCTGGTCGAGCAGCTAAATTCATACAACGATTAGTAGGTACAACCGTTGATGGTGGTATAGGACCAAATACATTAAAATGTATTGATGACTATGTAAAGAAAAGTTCTGTTGATGAAACAATTGAAAAATATCAATCTATGAGACAAGAGTATTACGAGGGTTTATCAACATTTGAAACTTTTGGTAGAGGTTGGACTAGACGAGTTGATGAAGTAACAAAGGAAGCCATAAAGTGGATCTCTTAATAAATGTAATATTGATTATGTGTGGTACCTTTTATCTTGGTATGAGATATGGTCAATATAATGCACATAAAGAATTTGACAAATTTATACGAATACTACAAAAAACTACTGAAATTAAACTAAAAGAAGAACAACCAGACCCATTCTTTACTAAAGAATAACCCTTGACTTTTAGTCAAAACCTGATATAATATATTAAAAAAGTGAGCATACAATGAAAATATTTACACATCAACCGCCTATTAAAGACTTGCCTCCCCTTAAAGCCAAAAATGTAAATGGCAAAAGATTTTACGAACATTTAGAAACCAAAGATATCTATCCATCAATAACCTCTGTTTTATCAATACGAGATAAAAAAGGTTTACATGAATGGCGACAAAAGGTTGGTGAAGACGTTGCAAATCATGTAATGATACAAGCAGCCAATCGTGGCACAGCAGTTCATAATATGGTTGAAGATTATTTAAATAATGTAGACCTAGATCAAGTAGAAAAATATCAAAAACAATTTATACCTAGAATGATGTTCAATGTTCTAAAGAAAGAATGTTTGTTAGGAATAAATAATATTAGATTACAAGAGGCACAAATGTACTCATCAGATTATACAGTTGCAGGTCGTTGTGATTGTATTGCTGATTATGATGGAGTTCCTTCAATTATAGATTTTAAAACCTCTACAAAAGAAAAGAACGAAGACTGGATTGAAAATTATTTTATTCAAGGTAGTGCGTATGCTGAAATGTATAAAGAGCATTTTGATGAAGAAATAAATCAAGTTGTTATTTTAGTTGTGACTGAACAAGGCACAACACAAGTATTTAAGAAAAACAAAAATGACTACTTGTCTAAACTAAAAGAGGCAGTAGAAAAATTTTATGAGTGGGTAGAGAAAAATGAAAAAAATTAGTCTTATATTATCAATATTATTAATAAGTTGTACATTTACCGTTAAAGATTTAGGTGCAAATGCACATCCTAAAGAAGAGGGTTTTCCAGAGGGTATGTTACAAGCAGTACCAGTTCCAGTTTATTGTGCCCCTACATTTGAAATATTGACAGCAGTAATGCAAACTTTTAATATGAAATATGTAGCAAGTGGCGATGTTAGAACTGGTGGGTTAATACAAGGTGATCTAATTGGTACTACATCTTTTTGGTACAATGAAAAAACAAATACGGGTATATTTTTTATGACAATGGCTTCAACAGGTTTAACTTGTATGATGTCTTACGGTATCAATTTTAAGTTTGAAGAAGAAATGATGTTGAATATTATTAATGAGGAAATGAAATAGTGGCAAAACAGAGTGAGGCGTTTTATCGTCTATTAGAGAATATGAAAGAAGTACATGATATGAAAAGGCATGATTATGCTTCACAAGATGATGTATTTAAAAATTTTAGAACATGTGAGATGGCAGGCATACCTGCATGGAAAGGTGTTGCAATAAGAATAGGTGACAAGTTTAGTCGTTTGATGTCATTTGTAAAACAGAATGAATTAAAAGTAAAAGACGAAAGCATAAGAGACACACTAATTGATATGGCAAACTATGCTTTAATTTGTGCTATTCTATATGATGAAGAAAAAGAAAAGGATAATAATGACACCTAAACAATTCGCTCTACAAATAGAAAAAAGAGCAAGTAAAAAAAGAATAACACACATGGAGGCAGTATTAGATTACTGTTCAGAGAAAGAGATAGAACCAGATCAAATTACACATTTAATTAACAGAACACTAAAAGATAAAATTAAAATGAACGCACAAGATTTAAACTTTTTACCAAAGACAGCAACACTACCAGTTTAATGAATGAAGGATATGAAGCATATAAAAAGTACCTCAGTATTAAGTTACATTTTTCAAAAGATGAATATGATTTCTTTAAGTATAATGGTGAAACTAATGCTAAGTACGAAACATTTATACAACGCAATGATAAGTATTTTTTTGTTAAGGCTGCAAGAAAATACGGCGATAATATTGTTGACTATTTTGTTAGCAATTTCATCTCTAATAAATCTCCTTACATTAAGGATATGAATGCTGATGTTTATTTAGAAAGACAAAAAAGAATAGATGGACTTACATATTATTTTGAAAGAGATATAGAACAATTATTAAGAAAAAGTGAAAAAAATTTTAACAAGATATTTAAAGTAAATAGAGGACAACATCCTATATTAGTTAAAACATATCTAGCAAAAAGAGTATCACTAGAAACATTATGTATTCTAAATGATTTATTAAACTACACTAAAAACTTTAGTAAAGAAATAAAGGAAGATATAATATGGCCGACATTGAGACGAAAAATAGAAAAGTATGGACCTTTCATGACATACAACAAAGAAAGAATGAAACTCAATCTAAAAAAAATGTTATGACAGAAAATTTGTTTGTATTAGGTAATGGTGAAAGTCGTAAAAACATTGATGTTGAATTACTAAAAACACAAGGTAAAGTGTGGGGTTGTAATGCTTTATACAGAGAACATAAAGTTGATGGTTTAATTGCTGTTGATCCTATGTTAGAACATGAAATATATCGAAGTGGTTATTGTGATGAGAATAAAGTTTATTTCAGAGATTGGGATGATCTACCTGGTGATACTGCTGAATCTATGATAGACGCAACAAAGACAGGTATGAAAGATCCTAAAGTAAGTGAATGGAAAAGTAATCCCGAAGGTTTTTATCAAAACTTTGTTATTCATGGATTATCTACTGTCAATAAAGATAGACAGAATAATCGTTGGAAAGGTGATGGTTTTGAGAGTGTTTATGTGACTTGGACTTATGGTCTAGCAGATCAAAATATTACACTACTAAAAAATATTATGAATGATTATTATGCTGCAGGTGGTTGGGAAGCTGATAGTGCAGGACCAGAAGATCCAGGTTGGTCATCAGGTGCAACAGCAATGTACATAGCATGTAAAGTAGAGAGACCTAAAAAGTGTTATTTGATTGGTATGGATATGTACAGCACAACAGATTTTATTAATAATCTTTACAAAGGTACCTATGGTTATCTAGGTGAAGATGAGGGTTCCATAACACCACAAAATTGGGTTATACAAATGGGTAGAGTTATGGTAAGATATAAAGATATACAGTTTATAAAGGTTAATCCTGATGAAAGTAATAGAGTATCAGAGAGAATGCCTCAATGGGATAGTTTACCTAATCTATCTTATATGAAAAAAAGTGAGTTTTATGCCAAATTATCCCTTGACTTTTAGTCAAAGATATGGTATAATAGAGTTATCAAGCAGACATACCCAGGTTCGAAACTGGTGTATCCGTCTGGCCGAACATTGCTTAAGAGGGCAAAAGGCATATTCTTGGAGGGTTATGGCCGAATGGCTGAAGACACCAAGGGTAGTTGTAAGTAGGGACTATCTTTTAGATGAGATGGACTCTTCCCGGAAGCTTGTGGGTAAATCCATGAATCCCAC